AAGGTACAGTAGATATGAAATTAAATGAAAATAAAAATATAAATGAAATGGAGATAATGGAAGTGGACAGAGAAAGAAGCATAAGAGAAGAAAGAGGACAAAGAAGATTAACAGTTGCAGAAGAAAAATTCTATGATAGATTTGTACAATCTGCAAAAACTAGAAATCCTAGACAAGCATTTATAGAATTAGAAGGTAACGAAGATACTGCGATGCCTGAAACGATAATAGAAGATGTATTTAAAGATATGCTAGAAACTCACCCATTATTAAATGCAGTAAATGGAGTTTATGCTGGATATGCTACTAAATGGATATTAAATGACCATGAAAAACAATCTGCAGTATGGGGAGAAATAGATGGAGAAATAACTAAAGAGATAACAGGTGCATTTAGAACTATAGACATAAAACAACATAAATTATCTGCATTTGCTCAAATACCTATGGGTGTTTTAGAACTTGGGAAATCTTTTATAGATACTTACATAAGAAAAGCATTAGCTGATTCAATAGCTACAGCATTAGAAGCTGCAATAGTTAATGGAGATGGTAAAGACTGTCCAGTTGGTTTAATGAAAAACTTAACAGGAGCTTTAGATGGTAGACATCAAGATAAAGAAGCTATAGTAGTTAAAGAATTAAGCCCAAAAGTAATAAACGAAGTAGTTGCTAAAATATCTAAAACTGCAAATGGACATGTAAGAAATGTTGCTAAAGTTCAAATGATAGTTAACAATGTTGATTACTTAACTAAAGTATTACCAGCTATACAAACATTAAATATGGAGGGAAGATATGTTGCTGAATTACCTTTCCCAACTCAAATAATAGTTTGTAATGAAGTTCCAGGGGGGAAAGCTATAGTTTGTAAATTAGACGAATATTTCTTAGGATTAGCATCTAGTAAAAATGGAGTTATAGAATTCTCTGATGACTATAAATTCTTAGAAGATAAGAGAACATTTAAAGTAAAAGTATATGCAACAGGTATGCCAAAAGACGACAACATGGCACAAGTACTTGATATAAGCGGATTAACTGAAAAAGTTGTAAAAACTAAACAAGTACAGTAAAGAATAGAAGGAGGGCATAACCCTCCTTTTTATTTTTTAATTCAATGTTTTTAACTTAGAGCATTGAAAGGATGTGATTAACATAGAAAGATTAATAAAACTTTTAAAAAATGAATTATTTATAACTTGGGAAGATGAGGAAACCGAAGTAAGACTTCAACGAATTATAAATAATGCAATACCAACTATGGATTATAAACTGGGTGCAACAATAGATTATGAAATTGATGGACCTGAACAAAATTTATTTTTAATTTATTGTACTTATGTATATAACAATTGTGTTAAAGACTTTGATATTAACTATCAAGGTGAAATATATCAATTAAGAATGTTATACGAGGTGCAAAATAATGAAAAATAATAAAAATATTACAAGTTTTTTAGATGGTTTTTTATACATTTACAGGAATAATAATGAGTTAAATCCATTTGGAGCTAAAATAAACACTAATAATGTTAAAAATATGGAATTAATTTATAAATTAGCATATTCTGAGACATTTAAAAGATTACAAGATTATGAATTAGCAAATTCTAGTAATGGAGAATTAACTTTAAAAGTTAAAACTCACTTAGTAAAAGGTATATTTAGTACAGACAAGATATTAATTAACAATACTATTTATAGCATTATCTATCTTGATGAAGATAAGGTTAATAAAACTTTATATTTATATCTTGAGGAGGATGGTGATATAAATGAATAAATTAGAAAAGATTAATAATTGCCTTAAAACTTTTAATATGCCCGTCTATTATGGAAAATCATTTTGTAAACCTAACGATAAATGGAATTATATAGTTTTTAATAGGCAATTTTTCAGTAAAAGTGGGACCAATAAAAATGATTATAACTATTTTTATCAGGTCCACATAATACAAGAACATTTTATTGAAGAAGGGCTTGAAGTATCGGTTATTGATGCTATAAAAGAACAATGTAATCTAAAATTTACAGGTCAAGCTCAATATAACTATGTTACTAAAAATGATTCTATTATAGTTGAAATGCTAACATTACAATTTACAAAATCAGTAAAGGGTTGTGCTTTAAATGGCTAGAGTAAGTTTTTATTTATCAGAGGAACATATAAATCAATTAGTAGGCGCAATTAAAGAATATGGATCAGGAGCAGAGGATATTATATCTAATTCTTTAAAAAATGAAGTTTATGACATTTTAGAATATGGAATAGAATCTTTGATACCTGTTTCTCAAAAAGGTAAAAGCCATGCAAAATACAATAATCCTCTTATGGGAGATTTAGAAGGTAAAACTAGTTTAAAAATACGTACTCAGAAAAATAGACAATATCTTTATTTCCCAGATGAAGCTGAGGGGACTAGTAAGGGGCAAGTACCTCACTATTTTATGTTTGGTGGGGTAGAAAATGAGCATGAAAATGCCGTCAACATTATACTAGATAATTTAATACAAAAGTGGTATCAAAAATAAATTTAAAAGAAATGGAGTGCATTAAAATGGCAAAATATGAATCAGTATTCAGTGAATTTGAAATAAAAAATGCAAGCATAAAGTTTACAGATAGTGAAGCTTATACAAAATTAGGTTGTGTAGGTTCAGCTGATGATGAATTAGAAGTAAAAGTAGTAACTAAAAGCTGCGAGGGTGTCGTAGTTAAATCAGTTGCAAGAGGTGCTGGTAGTGGTACTTTAAACATGTCTCTACATATGAATTATTCTTTATACGTTGAGGCTTTAGGAATGGAGCAAGAAGGTCTTAAAACAGGTGTAGTGGCATATGGGAAGAATAGTAAACATAAAGAATTTTCACTAGTAGCAGAAATATTTGATGAAGACGGTGTAAAAAAATTAGTTGCATATCCTAGATGTGTAATGTCAAGTGCTCCATCGGCAACAATAGAAAATGGGGCTGAAGAAGTAGCAGAAATAGAAATAGAAATGAATTTATTTGCTGATGATTTAGGAAATTGCAAGTATGAAGCAATAGCAGAATCTTTAAGTGAAGATTTAAGTTCTCAATGGATGTCTAACTGGTCACAAGAGTTAGTTAAAAATGCTTAAAATAAATAATTATTAGAGGTGAAGTATGAAAAGCACTTATCAAGAATTAGAACTAAATGATGGAACAAAAGTTAAATTAACATTAAATTTCGCTAGGTTATTAAGATTAAAAAATAAAGATCCTAAATTTTATGATGACTTAATGAGAATATTACAATATAAAGACTTTGATGTTATATTCGATACAATTAGAGTATTATATGCAGGTTATTTATGTGCAAAAGGTGATAATGATGAGATATTAACCGAAGAAGAATTCATGGAACTAGTACCATTTAATCTTGAAATGAATGATAGAATAGCTGGGAAATTAATAAAAGGGGGAAAGTAGGTTTCTCCGAAGCCTTCAAAAAGGTGACAAAAAAATCCAACAAGAAAAAGAGTAGACAGCCTAAATTAGTATTTGAACAGGTTGAAGATTACTATACTTATTACGTTCTAATTATGGGAGTTAGTGAAGATATATTCTGGAATTCAGATATATCTTTTTTATTAACTGTATTAGATAATAAGTGTGCCTACGATGATTATTTAAGTTACTTAAGAGAAAAAGAAATAGAAAAAAGAAATAGATAGCCTCCGATGATTTTTGGAGGTTATTTTCTTTATTTAGAAAGTTGGTGATATCGTGGCAAAGGGACAAAAAGAGGCAAAAGTTCTTTTTACAGCCGAGGTCAGTCAGTTTACAAAGGGAATAACTCAGATTAATAAAAGTTTATCTAATTTAAAATCAGACCTTAAGGCTTGTAATGCAGACTTAAAGGCTAACGGGAATAGTTTTGAGACTTTAACGGATAAGCAAAATACCTTAAAAAGTGTAATAAAACAATTAAATGACCGTTTAGAAAATCAAGAGAAGTGCTTAAAGTCAGCAAAAGAGACTCTTGGAGAAGGATCCGAAGAATATAACAGATATTATAGGGCAATAAATAATACTAAAGCCGAATTGACTAAATTCCAAAAAGAATTAAAGGATACGGAACGTTCACTAGACAGCTTGAATGATGAAATCGGTGAAGTAGATGAAGGATCAACGGGTTTAGGAGATGGACTAAAAAGTTTAAATAAGGGGTTTGATTTATCTACAGCTGGGTCTGTAGGTTTAGGAACTGCACTTGGTAGCCTTGCAAGTAGTGCCCTTAGTTGGTGTATTAGTAAGGTTTCGGAGTTTGCACAATACCTACTTAGTTTACCAGAGGCTACTGAAGAATTTAGAATACAATTAGCTAAATTAAATGGGGCAACTACTCAGTATGGATACGATGTAGATAAAACTAAAGAAAAAGTTAAAGAAATGTATGGCTACTTTAACGATGAACAAGTTGCCGTTAATGCAATAACAAATCTACAGGGGATAGGATTAAGTCAAGAGGAACTTAACACTACATTAGATGCTGGAGTAGCAGTATGGACAGCTTACGGAGACTCTATTCCTATAGAAAGTTTAACAGAGTCTATAAATGAGACTAGTCAAGTGAAAAAAGTTACAGGATCTTTAGCAGATGCTTTAAACTGGGCTGGTATTTCTGAGGATGAATTTAATAAAAAGTTAGAAAAATGTAAAACCACACAAGAAAGTGCAAAATTAATTACAGATACTTTGAATAAGGCATACGGAGAAAGTAAAAG